TGGGTTATCTCATCCGCGGCGAACGAGGTGACGAACCGCTCGATCGCCTTGTCCATCCGCTGCTCGACGTTGGTGGGGAACTCCACCACCTGGTCCGGCCAGCGCGCCGACCAGGTGTCGAGGTAGTCCTGCCAGCGGTACGGGTCGGCGAACATCAGAGATACTTGGTAGGCGCCGAACACGTCCTGCAGCACCTGGTCAACCTCGGCCGACGGCACCTTCCAATCGCGGGGCGCGTCAGCCGGACGCTCCCACACCCGCAGTTGGAACAGCCGGCCATCCGACAGGCGGGACGCCACCAACGCGGTGGCGTCCTGATACTTCGACCCATCGAAACCCAGTGCAATGACGTCGCCGGATTGCAGCATGTCTTCCCGCGCAGCCAGATCCCAGCGGATCGGGTCCACGAACACCGACTCGCCCACCACGATCTCGTTGAGGAAGAACCGCCGCCGGTCGGCCTCGAGATGCCGCGCCGACTGCACCTCGTGCAGAATCCGGCCGCGGACGTTGACCCAGCCGCCCCGCTCCCGGGCGCTGTCGGCGTACTGGCGCAGCAGCTCCGCGTAGACGACCTCGGTCTCGGACAGATCCTCCACCCGGCGCGGCTCGATCGTGTCGACGTACACCCGCTCATCACCCGAGTCGGCGCTGACCTGCGCCTCCGACCCCTCGGTCGGATCCCAGCCGTTGGTGAGCTCCAGCCAGCGGCCGTCCATGCCGGCCACGTTGCGTTTCACCGCGCCGGCCACCTTGCGGAATCCGCCCTGCAAGGTGAATAGGTGCGATTCGGTGATGGTCAGGAACGTCATCGGCGCACCCAGCCGGGCCCGGGCCGATGTGGTCACCGGCTCGATCAGTCCGCCGTTGGGCAGCTCCACCCGGGTCTGCCCGCAGTCCATACCCGGCAGGTCGATCAGCGGACCGCGGCGGGCCATCGACAGCAGCGGCCGCCACGTGTTGTCGGTCTGGTCCTCCGACGTGCCCAGACACACGATCAGCGGCGACGGGTACGGGGCGCCGACCGGGTCGCCGTATGCGTTCCAGCCGTCGAACCGGGTTGGGCCCAGCGCCTCAGCCCAGATGATCGCCGCGCCGAACGGGTCCTTGCCCCACTTCTGCACCCGGCGCAGCTGCGCACCGGTGTAGCGCAGGGCGTCCGGGGCCGGCCACGGTTGCGCATATGGGTACACCCGGTAGAAGTGCAGCAGGAACGTCCACATCTCGTCGGTGAGCGTGTACCGCTGCCCCATCCGGTAGCCGTCCGGGACGATGCAGTGGTCCTCGATCCACTCTCCGACGTCGTAGCCCAGCGTCGGAAACTCGCCGGGTTCGTTCGGGCCGCGCCACGGCATCAGCCGACCGCCCGGATCCGCCCTCGCACGCTGCCAGCCGACTCCTCACGCCGCTCGGCCACCTCGTCGGGGGCGATCTGCCACATCAGCAGCCGCATCGCCTTCGGCGTGAGGCCAAGCCGGTCCTCCATCGCGGTGACCTGAGCCAGCAGCGGAGGCGAGACGGACACCTCGGCCAGCACCACGGCGCGGCAGTAGCGGGCCACCGTCCGCGTCCAACTCAGCTTCTCCCATGCCACCGCTTGCGGGGTTGCCCACAGCTGTCGCCACACGTCGACCTCGACCGGGTGCTGCTTGTCGAGCGGCCACCGCGGGGGGTCACCGGGCCGGCCCTTCGCCGGGAGCATGAGCGGACCGACCCGAGCGTGACGGCGGACAGGGTCGTGCTTCGGCGGCTGGGGCACGGTCACCCCCAGTTACGGCATCACGGAGTGTCACAAGGCTTGGATCATGGGAAGCGCACAGATTGCTTGGAGGGTGGTCCGTGGGTCCGGAGACCTGCCAAGATCACGTCCGGATCCCGCCCCCCTTACCCTGCGTGACATTACCGCCCTCACGCAGAGTGACCACAGAGCGCTGCGTAACTCAACAGCGCAAGTCAGTCAGTCACGCGCGCCACGATTGCAGTCAGCATGCTCGATACGGTCAGCGCGTGAGTGTGGATCAACACGTAGTGGGATGGTGTGGCCTAGGTCCAGGGCCTGGCCTGCCAGCATGGGCCTACCACAGCGGGGGCAGGGTCGGCCGTAGGCGTAGGGCAGGAGGCGGGCTCGGGTGGCATCGTGCTCGGTGTCATAGCCGCGTTGCCGGGCTGTGCCGCGGACCTGGTCCCGACGTTGTTGCCGCCGACTAGCGCAGGTGGGGCAGCGGGAGTCAGCACGGTCGGTGAGCCGACCACATGGCTGGCCAGCTATCCCGAGACAGGGGCGGCGGGGCATTATGTACCCCGCATCTTGAGGGTCACCTGCTCAAGCAAGGTGCTGCCACTGTCGTGCGCCCTCGGGCACAGTTCACCCCACCCAAACGGCATGCTATATCGCGTGATCACGTGCGGCAATACGCCGTGCTGGACGCTGATGCTTGGCGCGTCGGCGGGTGGTGGACCACAGCCGCAGCACGTCGCCGAGCCGGTACCAGCGTTCCCGGTTGGCGTCGATGCCGACGGCGTACAGCTTGCCTTGGCATGCCCATGCGCGGATGGATGAGGCCGGGATGCCGAGGTGGATCTGGGCTTCCTTGGCTGTGATGACACGCCGGCCGAGGGTCATTCGTCGTCCGCCTCAGGCGGATCGGCGATGCCGATCGGGGGCTGGGTGTTGGCGATGGGCGAGTAGTAGAACGGCTTGGGTTGGGGTCGCCACCAGAGGAGCCAGCCGATGGTGATGCCGACGATCATGCCAATGATCGCGCTCATGCCGCCATCTCCCATCCTGCCTGCTCGGCGCGCAGTCCGATCCAGCCCTGCGACCGGCGGTCCCATTCGGTGCCGCACCTGGGGCAGACGATGCGGTCTATGTACGGGTCGGCGCGTAGCCGGGTGTCGCAGCGGGTGTCGTCGCGTAGCCGCATGGGGCAGCGGCCGACGGGTTCGCCGGTGTGCCGGGATTGGATGACGCCACGGATGGCCCGCACCGTCTGGCTGATCTCTGCTGCGAATTCTGCGATGGCATCATGCTGGTCGCAGGCCCACTCTAGGCGGACGGCCAGCCAGGCGGCGAGCACGGCGACGGTGGGGATGGGCTGGTGTTCGGCCCGGTCGCGGACGTCGATCCAGTCCCGCACCCACAGGTCGAGGACGACGAGTGGGGGGATGGCGCCGTACTGGTCAAGGTTGCGGTCTGCGGTGGCGGCGGCCGGTCCGGCGACGAGCAGGTTGAGCGCATCCAACCGAACCGGTAGGGGTGGGGTGCGGGTGCCGGACACGCGTACGCCGGTGCCGGTGCCGGGTTCGAGATGTGCCGGAATCTGCGCGTAGAGGGTGGGGATGTCGGCGAGTTCGGCGGCGAGCCGTCGGCGGTCGCTGTCGCAGACGTGCGGGTTGTTGGGCAGCCGGGGTTGCTGGGTGGGGCGGTAGACGGCGCAGGTCACGCAGGCGGTCATCAGCGGACCAACCGTTGGAACCGCCGAGCCAACCGACGGCCAGTGCGCCTAGCGCGCCACAGATCCCACCGACTCCACCGCCCGAAGCTCTTGCGTGTGATGGTCCACGGTGTGACCGTAACGAGGTCGCCAGGGACCACGTCGGGACACTCATGGAGGTTGTAGTCCGCGTACACCGTCGGGTGGCCCTTGCGGACCAATTCGACGGTGAACACGTCACCGTCCAAGTCGGTCACCCGACCGTCCCACACCGGGTGTAGATCGTCGTTCACACGTTCACCTTCTCGGCGCGTTTGCGTCGGATGGTTTTGCGTTCCCACTGTGTGGTGCCGCCCCACACCCCGTACAGCCACGCCTGCCCGAGCGCCCACGTGCGGCAGGGCTGCCGGAGGGGGCAGCGGCCGCAGATGGCTTTCAACGCTTGGATGGTGGGCTGGTCGCTGTCGGGGGTGTCGGTCCACGGGTCGGGGTTGGTGTCACGGCAGGCGGCTTTGGGGTTGGTGGCGTGGGGTGGGTAGGCGTCGGCGGCGTAGGGGCCGACGTCGTGGTGGTAGGCGAGACGGGCGCTCATAGCTCAATCCACCAGACGTGCCAGCCGAGTTGCATGCTCCAGCCCGTCTGGCCGGGCTTGGGTATCGACAGGTGGAACCGTTCGGTGCCGAGCCGCCACCATCGGCTGCGATGTTCAGGGCTTGGGAGTTCGTAGTCGCCGCGGATCCGGTAGTGCCCTTTGAGGATCATCATGCCTCCGGTGAGTGGGTGGGGCAGCCGGTTTGGGTAGACTCCGCGCTGTCGCCTGCGATGTACTTCTCGAAGATCTTCGCGGCTTTGATCGTGCCACCGGTTGTGGCCGCCATGTCTTCCATCCGGAATGCGGCTGCTATGTCTCCGAGCACGGGGGCGATGAGAGTTGCCGCCGCAAGCAGTGCTGCAGCCCGCCGCTGCTCTGCATGTGTCATCGACTCGGCCATGGACTCATGCCTCCAGTAGTGCGCCGGCGAGCCGCTGTTTGGCGCAGTCGGTGTGGACCCAGCCGGGCATGCCGGGCGGGCACCATACCCGCGGTTTGCCGCCGTCGTAGACGCATTCGCGGCAGTGTTGGCAGGTGGACAGGTACAGGTTGTCGTAGTTGCGGCGGCCGTTGTCGCCGGCGTTGCGACGCGGGACGGTCATCCAGGCAGCTCCTCCGGTGGCTGCCGATACCGGTCGTACACCCAGCCGGCGATGCGGTCCTGGGCGGCGATGTCGAGTTCGGCGAGGATGGCTGCGATACGGCGTATGGCGGTGACCTCGGCGTCTTCGCGGACGGTCTGTTCGGTGGGGTCGGTCATGCGGCACCTGCGATTCGTTCGGATCGGCACAGTGGGCAATTGTGGGCAAGCTTGCCCTGGTGTTTTCGGCATTTCGGGGCGTAGCGGTATCGGGTGTTGCGGTCGGCTTCCCACCGGTCGTGGGCCCGTCGGGCGTTGGCGCACGGCCCGCATGGTGGCGGGTCTGGGTCGTTGGCGTGTTTTGGGCAGGTGAGGGGGGGCTCTGGCGGGGCGCGGGTGGCGCCGTTCGGCGGATGTCCCGCCGGGACGGCAGACACAGACACAGACTCAGACACAGACACAGACACAGAGCGGTTGGGACTCCCCCGGGAGTCCCGGTCATGTCCCGGGTTGTGTCCCGGGGGGACGGGGTGTGGGTTGACCTCCTGGTTTGGGTTGGCTTGGGCCTCCGCACGCTGGCGGCGCTTCTTTTCCCGTTCGTGCTTTCTGTCGGCCTCGATGCGCTCTCGTGTCAGGTTCCTTTCCCCCCACTGGTGGAATTGGAAGCCGCCGCGGACTCGTCGCCACAACCCGCG